ATTTATTTGGTCTTTTACAGACACCACCCAATCTAGGTAGACACTGTTGTGGAAATGGCATTTGTCATCTTGTAGGCCGTTATGCTTGGCACAGTATGAATGTGGATCACTATTGATCCAGTGTGTTTTATCTAAAAGATCAGGAAACTGTTCAACATGGCCATCATACATATCTTGTTCAGGGGTAGCAGGATTAGTGATGTCGTAAAAAAATGTCCAGTTGTGTGGGATATTCTTTTGTTTCAAAAACCATAGTGTGCTCGCCACTGACTGGATGCTTTCTTTGGCCACGTGTTGATATTCGTCATCTTTAAAATAACAGGGCATAAAAATTTCATTTGTTCTGTCACTGCCACACCAACTACCCACTTTTCCACCTGAACACAAATATCTTCGTTTGTAAGTTTTTACGCAGTAATCGTAATCAGGAATAGAATAATTGTCATGGGCAGGTATGTCAAATCTTGCCAATCCAGTGAATTGTGCATATACGTAATCGACTTTGTTGTTCAAAACATAATCTACACAGTTGCCTAGTATGAATTGATTTCCCACGCCAAACGAAGATAAATTTACTATCTCGGCATCTTGGCCAAACACAACATCTTTCCAGATCTGCTCTTTGTTTGGATCTTGCCCATCGTATGCTAGGTTACTACAACCGACGAAAAGTATTTTTTTAGTCATTGCCAGGTAGATTGGTCATCTGTCGTGCACCACCTGTGTTTATGTACCCTGCCTGCTTAGAGTTGAACTCTGGCTCATCGTCTGACACTAGTAGTATGTCGTTTTCATCGATCATTCTAACTTCTAGTTCGACTCCGTTTTTCTTGACCTTGAAGCCTCTGCTCCATCTACCGTGAGACACCATTACCCACTCACCAACTTTGACGTCTTTCTGTTGATCACCTATGGCATAAACCTTGCCCCATCGTGGATGTATTCCACCTTCTGATCCGTCGTCATCCATTAGTATTATTCCACCCGCGGATTTCCTTTCTCCGAAGTGCATGTTTGAAACAAGTACTCTTTTTTTGAGGGGTTTTATATCGTTCTCAACGGTGTATTCCTTACCACCGTGTGATCCAAATCCTTTTGCTTGTAAGTCTTCTAGTTGTCCCATTATAGGATAATTTTAGCAGATTTATTCTAATCCGTCAAGAGCCTCGTCTATGCCTTTTTTAGTTGTGCTCTCTGTTTTAGGTTTGGAAGCCACTGTTTTTTTTGGAGATGTCTTAGATGCCACTGGTGCCGTTTTTTGTACGGTCTTCACTGGCTCTGCCTTTGGTGCCTCTGTTGGCTTGTTCTTTGTTGGTGTGTCACTGACCATGCCCTTTGGCTGTTCGTAGTACTTTCTCATCACAGTTTCTTTTTTTGTGACAATTTTTCCGCCTGCTCCCAACACGTCGCCCTTGGCATTGACATTCATGTTTCCAACTGCCTGCACGGCTTCGTTGGCCGCTCTAAGTTTTTCGATATCAATCATGCGTCCTTGCATTGATCTGTACATTTTTTTTCGGGGTGCTCTTGCTACCATAATATTAAACTCCTATATAATTACTTATCATCTCAAAAACTCAGTGATATCTAAATTGTACAACATGGGATTGATCTTGTGTACTCCTATCAAGAACAAACAGAAACTGGCCACACTGGATCCCCTGCCCACACCCCAGACAATGTTATTTGCCCTCAGCGTGTCAACAAAGTAAATCAAAAACTGTAAAACACGTATGAATTGTTTCTTCTCAAACAGATCATATTCCATCTGCACTCGGAACTTCTCTTCATCGTTTTGGCATTTGTCAAGCAACCACTGTAGGACATTTATTTGGTAATAACTCTCAGGCATGTGCCATTCGTCACAGTTCTGTTTGTCGAACTCCTCGGGGATTGGCCTCTCGGGTGCTTTGCTGATCGCAGGTAGGTCTATGCCCAACTCTTTAAGGCTATCAGAATATTTGTCTATGTCGTCGAAGTAAAGTTTTGATATGTCAAAGTCTGGGTCTGTGTAAAGCAATTGAATAACGTCCTCTTCCGAGAATATTACATCACCGTGGTCATTTATCTTTGTGTTTGTTTTTTCCGCCATCTAAAACCTTTGGTTGGAATTCAAATATTTTAGCATGATATTCGTGCTTCTTGTCAACAGGAATCTCTTGATTCTTCCAACTAAAATGTCCTGTGTATATTCCTTTGTCAAGTTCCTGGTCATATGTTGCCGTGTCTGCTCTTAGCCACCATGGATCAAATTTGCTGAACTTCGCTGAAAACCAATCGGGTCTATCTAACAGTATAAGCTCTTTGCTGTCTTTGTCAACCTTGTAGGTAATACCATCTCCCTGCCATGAACTCAATTCAATGTTATTGATCACTATCTTGCTGTCAAGGATGCTGTTGACCTTGCAGAAACACACCGCGGCCATGATCTGGTCATAGGGAGGCTTTGGCAATTCAACGAATCTGTTGGTGCTAGATTTTTTGAGTGTGTGATACAGTGGTTCATCCCTCCAAGTGGTAATGGTGTTAGCGAACACCTGTTCAAAAAGATTTTTAAGTCTCTCAAAGAATTCAGTCTGCTCCTTTAAACTTGCCGTGTGTGGAGTAAGTGATATGTTTAGTCTGTATTCATTGGAGAACAACTCGCCGTCGACAATGATTATTGATTTGAATTTGGTCTTCCAGGTGAATGTGTTTGACATCAAGACTATTTACTAGTCTATATTGACCAGGTCGCCTAGGTCTGGTTCGTTTCTCAATTTCTTGTTGTTCTTGTGCCACTCTTCAATTCTTCTCTGTCTCACAGCATCTTGGTATGTTCTTAATGCATGTTGTAGGTTGGCCAGCATCTCAGGATTCCGACCACGCCTTGCTATTGCAACTTTCCTAGATAGTTCTTTAATACGTTTGGAGATATCTTCCTCGCTCATGTTACCTATTTCTTCTTGTAATGGATGGAAGTACATTAGACTCCTTTAGTTTATGCGTATTGTTTGCCTAGTTGGTGCATCAATACTGTTGTGCCACCGTCTGGCGACATGAATTCAAAAAGGAATCTACCTAATCCTACTGTGATTTGATCAGATGTTCCGTCACTGCCGTGTACATTATCTGCCTTGATAACCGCTGTTGGCAAAGTTAAAATTCCTGTTGAGCTAGGAGCAACTGTGATATCTAATATGATCCTTCCTAACGCTCCTGTAGGAAAGTTAAGAAATGAAAAAGTGGTGTTAGCAGTGATTGTAAGTGTTTGATAATGGCCATTAGCATGATTAAGAACAACTGATCCACTAGAAACTGATCCATGTGGAAACACTGTTTCGGTAGTGTCTTTGAATTTGGCCCTTGTCACTTCGTTGTTGGTAAAATCACTTGCCGCATTTAGGTTTGCTTTGTTTGTTTGGAGATCTTCTATCTCAGTTTTTGCGTTTGTAAAGTTATTTTTTATTTCAGTAAAGTTGTCTCTGAATCCTTGCGAGCTGTTGTCCTGTCCTGCTGTAGGATAAGTTCCATCGATATTACCTGGTACTATGTTACTTGCCATTATTGTATTCCTTTGTCTCTAAATTTAAGGTATTTATCGTTGCTTCTCTCTACCTTTATAATTGTACCTGCTTGAGGCGTTTCTTTGGTAAAAGTAATAGTCGTTTTCTGAGTAGAAGTATCGTGAGAAAGTGTTATACCTAACTCATGATCGGCAGATCTCAGTGTTCCATCCGCAGTGAGATATGTTGGTTTAATATTGTTGTCAGCGGTGACGCCCTGCCCGATCAAAACAATGTTACTTCCTTCTTTGACAAGTATATCTTCCTCGTGTAGCAGTTCATCAACTACGAAACTCTTTGTAGTTCCGTCTGCAGTGAAAGTGTCTGTTGCTACCTTGCTGTTACTGACCACGTACCTATCTATAGTGAATGAAATGTTTTTATAGTTCAACACTTTATCCTCAATCCTTTTCTTGACCAACCCAGATTTGCCTGGTTTACAGTAACATACTGGGACGGCCTTGACATAGCCCAGTGGTGCTAGATCACCCGCCTGTGTTGTCTTCATCCATAACGGCAAGTAGTCCCATTCTTTGTGTCCAAGGCTTTTTATCCTTGACCTCATGTTGGCCACTGCATTTGGAAAAAGTGTTGTTACAAAATCTAAATCTGCAGATAATTGGTTAGCAAATCTAACTTTAGATCCTGATGCACTGAATGCCAGTCCACTTTGGTGTGTGAATTCAAACACCTCCATGTCTGCTGTTATGTCCACTGTGCTGACTGTTGGACCTAAAAGAGGTTTTCTCACAGTAGTTCCTATTGCCACATCTGCGCCGATGGCAACACCATCACTGCCAACAAGATCGTCTACGATGTCAAGATACACAACCTCATATTTCACCACACCGTCTTCTTTTGCGACAGCCGTTTTTAGATCCCCAAAGTACAAGGTCTTAGGGGCATGGTTCTTCTCCATCTGCTGTTGAAACGCTGTTAGTGTTTGTGCTTCTAGTCCTGCCATCATCAAAATGTCAGGCTTGACTTTCATACCAAAGTTCGTGTCTTCAGGTCTGAATATGTTATCAACTGAGTTGATGTTGGGATCTTGTGCCACATTGTAGAATATGTTTTGATCGATAAATGATGTTGCATGTCCACTCATATTTCCGTACTCGACTTGTGTGTATGGAATATCTATGTTGATAGTGAATTCTTTAGAGGTTGCTAAAATCTGGTATTGATCACTCACTGTTGCAGTGAATGTGTACGCTCTCGTAGAATCGGTAAACTCGCTAGGGTCAATTGTTCCCACTAAATTTCCTGTGGGAGAAAGTGTTATGCCAGGTGGTAAAGATCCAGATGTCTTTTCATAAATCAATACTCTGTTGTCAGATTCTGCAACTGCTTCTATTGAAAGAATACTAGGAATGCCTGCAGTCAATGTACCTATCACAGAAGGTGTGGTGAATGCGATTCCTATGTCAATCTCGCCTATCACCTTCATGGTGAATGCTTGGTCAGTGAACACGTTCAATCCTGTTACTATGGTCCTGTTGGCCCTTACAGTGAAATTGTAAGTTACCTCGACTGCCGATTGCCTTGCAAGTTGACCGAACAGTTCTCCTGAGTTGATGTCTATGGCTATGCCTGGTGGTAGAGACCCTGATTGTATAGAATATTCGAGGTCACCCTGCAGTGGATCAAAGTCCTCCACATCTATCTTCACGACCATGGCGTTATCATGTCTGAATGTGCCAAGGTCTGAACCTGTCCTGAAGACAGGTCTCCTGTTTGCACTGAGGTCCATGGTTAATGGTGATCCGTCGATCTCTGTCTTGTCTATCGTGATAGCAGTGTTTGAAACTCTCCAGAAGTCTGCTGAATATACGAAAATGCTGTTGTTCTGTTCGATAAAACTTGTCCCATCGGATACACGAACTATGAAGTCAAAATTTTTGCTGATACTTTTTGTGGTAACTGTCCTGTCGTATGTCCCGTCAAATTCGTCTTCGTCACCTGTTCCATCATACCCGCCACGCACACCAAATCTCTGATCGTCCGTCAGTTGCACTATTCCTGATATCAATCCTGACTTGCTTATCGTGACTCCTGGAGGCAACGACCCTGATGTAATTTCATAAACCAGTGTTTGTCCTGCTTCGGTGTCTGTGTCTGTGGCCTGTATCTGTAGCTCTACACTGGAACCGTCTATGACCCAGTAAAGTCCCACGCTGGTGCTGTCATCTAGCAGTAGTTGTCCTGCGGCTGTTGTAAAAGTGGGAGTGTCCGCTCCCTGAACATCTAAACTGAAAGTCCTGTCTGTGATAGCGGTACCGGCCGTGGCTCGCACGACGAAGGTGTAAAGAGTTCTTTTGGCAACCTCAGCCGGAGTACCTGTCAGTAAGCCATCTGTAGTGACCTGCATTCCTGCGGGTAGGCTTCCTGCTATCACGGAGTAAATGATGGCCGTTGAATCGCTGGTGTTAGCCTCTAATTGAAGGCTAAATGCGATCTGCTCGTCTATAGTTGCAATTTTACCTGCTGTGGTTGTCCACACTGGTGTTGCCATTACTTACTCCTTACAAGGATATTTATCGGCTATCGTTCTGCGTTCTAATCCAGTGTTCTAGATGTTGTCGGAGGCTTTCCTTGTCAACTTTGTCAGAAGCACGTCGTATGGCCTCCTCCAAGCGTTTGATCTCGGTTTGTGCGTTCTTATGCCTGTTACGGTCGTGATAACGTTTCTTCATTAGTGTCGTTTTTAGACAATGTGGAAGTGTGTATTATTCGCTTTCGATGTACTTGTTGCCTGTGAAGGACTCAAGATCACGAATCATTGCTTCCATGTTAATTCTGACAGTTTTTCCTGTTCTGCTATTTCGTGAAAAATATTCCCATTCGCCACTGTCGTTGTGCGGTGAAATCTTTGTTTCGTTGTCTGCGGCATCAAGAACGAATACTTCACCTGTTCCTGAGTCATTTTTTACATATATGAAACCATGATCTGTGACTGCAGTCGGCTTAGACACTTCCGCCATTTTGATTGCGGCGTTGAAGTCGAACACGCCTGTACCTTGAGTGTTGAAAACAAGGTCTGCGTTTGATGTGTCACTTTCGATTGTGTTGGCTCTTGCAGTGGTCGCCTCCATCAATGTGAAGTTGGCCTCTGTGGCAGTTAGGTTGGTGTTTGTACCACCGATAGTGACGTTCTGTCCATTTGCCGGAGTAATTGTGATACTACCCGATGTTGCAGATATAACGTTCCCGTCTAATCTCAAGTTGTCAACATTAAGTTGTCCATCTGTTGTCTGTGTTCCTGCGTGTGTAATTGTACCTGTCAGCACAATAGCACCTGTACCTGCTGGGTCGATGTTGATGTCACCGTTGGTGTCTGTTGTGATCTTTCCTGATGCGTCGATGTTTAAGTCACCAACGTTGAAAGTTCCTGTTGTCAGTGATCCCGACACAGTGGTGTTACCTGTTGTGGTAACATCAGCAGTGTTCAAAGTTCCTACCACTGTGGCGTTTGCTAGTACCTTCACTTGTCCTGTGCCACCGCCATCTAATTCTAAATCTGCATTTGAGGCGTTGGCTATGATAGTGTTGTCATTAAGAGTGATTCCGTTGATTGCGACAGCACCAGTCATGGTCGCCGCGTTTATTGTTGGGTTGGTAAGGATTTTGTTTGTCAAAGTCTGAGAACCAGTCAATGTTGTCACTGTGGAGTCAATCGCTATGGAAACTGTGTTACCAGAAGCACTTGTGGTGATGCCCGTATCTCCAGAGAACTGCATGACTTCTGAATCTAGATCAATCGATAAAGTTGTTGAGTCATCACAAGCGAAATCTAAATCCTGTGCTGTGACCTGTGCGTCAACATAAGTCTTTATTGCACCTTGTGTGGCTAATAAAGTTGCACTTGAGCCTAATGCACCATTGTCTATTCCTGTGACAGTTGCACCCGTGGCCAATGCTAATGATGTCCCAACTGACAATGTACTACCTAAAGTGGTCGCACCTGAAATATTTGCTGTGCCATCTACGACTAGACCTTCGTTGATGTTTATTAATGTTGAATCGTCCGAACTCAATGTTGTGCCATTGAACTTCATTGAGCCAAGTTTGATGTTTCCTGTTCCATTTGGAGTGATAGTGATGTCACCGTTGGTAACACCGGTCGTGATAGCGAACGTGCTGACATCTAGGTTTGCGTCCAATGTGTTTATGTCATTGTCACTACCGTAAAGTTCCACGAAGTTGTCATTGATCTTGTCAAATGCTGTTCTTAACGGATCACCTGTGCCGTCGTTTGCACTTGATCCAATGTTGATTGCTTGTCTAGCCATGTTATTTTAATCCTTCTTTGTTAAGGGTATTTATTAGGAATTTTATAAACCTAATGTAATTATTACAGGTCTATTAATAGTCTTTGGAATTTGAATTGACAACTGTCATCAGAGATGTTTGTTGCCAAAAGCCTTACATTTCCGTCGTCAATGTCTGCTGTGAATGTGCATAGTGGTCCTGTGTATGAACTTGTGGAACCGAACACAGTCAAGTAGGCTTCTATTGTACTGTCAGCACTTGGGCCATGTATAAGGTTGGCTTCTACTATCTCAAATCTGCTATTTGTTGAATCTGATATAGACATGAAATACTTGGCACTCCTGTAAGTGCCTGATGACCAACTGTCTACCAATGATGTGGCCGAAGTTGCCACGGTGGCAGTGTTGTCACCGATCTCTGAGTGATTCAGTGTTGATGGTGATGACAGCGTGATGAATCCCAGATTGCCCGCACCGTCCGTTTTTAGTACTTGACCCGATGATCCATCGGTTAATGGGAAACTAAATCCACTGATTACCACTCTGCCCGTGCCGTTTCCCGTCAACTCGAGGTTGGCGTTGGATGCATTTGTCGAGACAGTGTTGCCGTTTATGGTTACTCCGTCTATGGTGAATGAATTGGTAGCGGTCACGCTGGTGAAAGATCCTGCCGCTGGTGTTGTGGCACCTATCACGGTGTTGTCTATTGTTCCACTGTTGATGTCTGCCTTTGCCATAACCACCTGGCCTGTGCCTGCAGGTGCAATCACAAGGTCTGAATTCGATACAGTTGTTCTGATCTCGTTGTCACTTATGTTGATGTTTGAGTCAACGGTCAAGTTCGCTATGACCACGTTTCCTGTTCCACCTGGAGTTAAATTGATATCTGCGTTAGAACTGGAACTGATGGTGTTGTCATTGAGTGTGAGGTTGTCGATTGTGATTCCACCGCCACCGAATGTCGTTGCACCGGTCACAGTAAGTGCTCCGAGAGTTGTCAGTCCACTGACGTTCAAGGTACCTGTTGTGGTCAAGTTTTCATTTCCAAAGTCTATTTCTCCGGAAGAATCAGTAATTGATCCTCCTCCCAGGACAAGGGTTCCAGCCGTCATAGTGCCTGTAGTTGATAAGTTTTCGTTTCCGAAACTGATGGCTCCACTTGAATCGGTTATTGATCCATTAGCGAGTGTTAGGTTTCCTATCGTGGATCCTGTGGCACTGTTGATTGTGCCCGTTGAGGTCAAGTTTTCATCGCCAAAACTTATTGAACCACTTGAATCAGTGATCGATCCACTCGCAAGTGTTACATTGCCAACGGATAGTGTACCTGTTGTGGATAAATTTTCATTGCCAAAACTGATAGATCCACCGGAATCTGTGATAGATCCGTTTGCCAGTGTTAGGTTTCCTATCGTGGATCCTGTGGCACTGTTGATTGTGCCAGTTGACGTAAGGTTTTCATTGCCAAAACTTATTGAACCACTTGAATCAGTGATTGATCCACTCGCAAGTGTGACATTGCCAACCACAAGTGTACCTGTCGTGGATAAATTTTCATCGCCAAAACTTATGGCACCAGATCCGCTAGTAATAGATCCATTTGCCAGTGTTAGGTTTCCGATTGAGGATCCTGTCGCTCCTGAGATTGTTCCTGATGTGCTTAAATTTTCATTGTCGAAACTTATGGCACCACTTGAATCAGTGATCGATCCATTTGCTAGTGTTAGATTACCCAAGGTTGAACCTGTGGCCGCTGTTATTGTACCAGTGGTTGTGAGGTTTTCATCGTTGAAAGTGATAGTACCACCAGAATCAGTTATTGATCCATTTGCAAATGTTAAATTTCCTATAGTGGTTCCTGAACCTGCATTGATGGCACCTAGGAAAGTTGTTGAACCAGACACGTTTAATGTGCCGTCTACTATCAGTCCTTCGTTGATGTTTATAGTTGCTGAATCTGTTGAACTTAATGTTGTGCCTTTTATCTGTATGGCACCGAATATCACGTTTCCCGTGCCGGCCGGTTTGATGTTGATGTCCTCGTTTGATCTTATGCCTTCGATGTTGTTGTCATTGATCCTAAAGGCTGGGAACAGCACGCCACCTGTGCCAGAAGGCTGGAACACTAGATCTTCATTGGATCTTGTAGCCGATATTTCATTGCCAACAAAAGATATATCACCAGCCGATAAGGGCGAAAGATACAACTCTGTGAAATTTTCATTCACTTTGTTCATTGCGACTCGTAAATTATCGCCTGTTCCGTCGTTTGCGTTTGATCCTATGTTTAGTGTCTGTTGCGCCATCTTTATACTTTTATTATCCTTCTTACCACGACAATGTCATGGTCATTTGTATTACTTATCGCACCTCTCAGTCTTAAATTTCCACTGTCAATGTCTCCTGAGATAGCGATCAAATTTGTCACGTTGCCTACGTTTCCATACACGGTTGTGAACACATTAGAACCGTCGTGTACCAATTTAACTTCAAATGATTCAAAGTTGTTACCCACTGTGTCAGTTACCTGCACATTGTAAAATACGGCTCTGAATGCTGTTGCACTTATTGAATCCAGTGTTGCGGTTGCCGAAGACGTGCCCGCGCCTCTAGCCAAGTTTACCCTGTATGCATTCACTGTTGTAGGCTGGCCCGATAGGGAAGTTGCTGAGAGTGTTGTTGTGCTTCCAGCATGACTGGCTGTCAAAATTATCTGATTTGTGATTTTAGTAGACGTTAGTCCGTACTGTGTGACGAATGCGTTGGTACCATCGCTGACTACGGCCGCCTCACAGATCTGAGAGTGACCTTCTGTGGCGCTGTGTGAAACTATCACGTAGTGAGCCCCTTGGTATGTTCCAGTATCAAAAGTGTCTAGAGTCTTTGTTGCTGAAGCCGGGGCACCTCTGGTTAGGTTGACTCGGTATGCGTTAACCTTTGTAGAGCCACCTGATGTTGATGTTGCTGAAAGTGTCGTTGTGCTTCCTGCGTGTCCAACTGTCAATAGTAATTGATCTGTGCCTTTTGATGACGTAAGTCCATATTGTGTCACGAATGCATTGGTGCCGTCACTGACAACAGCCGCTTCGCATATAGCAGAAGCACCCTCCGAAGCGTTGTGAGAAACTATTATGTAGTGTGCACCTTGATATGTGCCAGTGTCAAAAGTGTCAAGGGTTGTTGATGCACTAGAAACTGTAACATCTCCTATCACGTTTATATTTGTTGAACTCCTGTCGGCCTCATTGTCTGCCAATCTGATCCTGTATGCGTGAACCCTTAAATTTGTTTCCAACCCTGCCGCTTTGAGCTCAACATTAGAACCATTTATTGCCGCTGTTAAAGTTAAAAGGTCATTGCTACCTGTGTTAACTATGTTGTAGGTTGATATAAAAGCGTTCGTGCCATTGTGGACGACAGTTGCCTCACAGTTCATTAGTTCTGTCTTGGATGCATTGTTCACAGATATGTAATACTTGGCACCTCTGAATGATGCGTGTGCCCACGAGTCTATCACTTCACTGGCACTGTCAACGTCTGTGTTGATGACCACTGCCGCCTCATCCTCACCTGAGTATCCTGTTGAGTCGTCATCACCTAGTCCTATCCTGTAGTAGGAAACACTGTTCTCGGGTGAACTACCTGTGCCTAGCAATCTAACGTTGCCACTGTCTATGTCTGCACTTGTTATGATGTGGTTGTTTGTTCCTGTCTTTGCATTCACAGAAGTGGATACGAACGCATTGGTGTTGTTATGCACAACGGAGTGTTTGGTGACTTCGAACTCTGTGCTGGTCTCATCTCTGTTAATGGCCAGGTACCATGCACTGTCATATTGAGAAGTCACGAAAGTGTCTTGAATCGACGTGCCAGATTCTATCCTGTCGTGTTTACCTGCCGCCGTGACATGATCTATGTCGGTACGAGTTGAATTGGAAACTAAGACATTTCCTATTACGTTTATGTTTGTTGAACTCCTGTCTGATTCGTTGTCTGCCAATCTGATCCTGTATGCGTGTACTCTCAGATTTGTTTCCAGTCCTGCCGCTTTGAGCTCAACGTTCGAACCATTTATGGCCGCGGTCAATGTGATTAGGTCGTTGTTTCCTGTGTTCACAATGTTGTATGTAGAGACAAAAGCATCAGTGCCATTGTGCACCAAGGTTGCCTCGCAGTTCATTAGTTCTGTCTTTGATGCGTTGTTCACAGAGATGTAATACTTGGCTCCTCTGAATGATGCGTGTGCCCATGAGTCTATCACTTCGCTGGCACTGTCTACATCTGTGTTTATCACGACAGCCGCTTCGTCCTCGCCTGAGTATCCTGTTGAGTCGTCATCTCCCAAACCTATCCTGTAGTAGGAAACACTGTTCTCGGGTGAACTACCTGTGCCTAGCAATCTAACGTTGCCACCGTTTATGTCCGCTGTGGTTACAACATGATTGTTTGTTCCTGTCTTGGCTTCTACGGAACTTGTCACGAAAGCGTCAGAGTTGTTGTGCACCACGGAGTGTTTGGCGACTTGGAACTCATCACTGGCATCGTCCCTGTTGAGCGCCAAATAAAATGCACTGTCATATTGTGACGTAGGAAAACTGTCCTGGGCCACGATTGCCGATTCTATCCTGTCGTGTTGGCCTGTCGCTGTCACATGATCTATGTCGGTACGACTGGCGAATGATATTGACGTGGTGCCATCTTGCACGTCTGTGTCTGTGACCACGAATGAAGGTGGAGCCACTGTGGACAGCACTTTGTTTGCGTCCGTCTTGATCTGGCGTCCCGCCACCATGGTGTTGGGAAACGTGAAACCGTTTATGAAAACATTGCCTGAACCACTTGGTAGGAACAATAGGTTTCCATCTGTGTCCGTTGACTTGATCTTGTTGTCCGTGATGTTTACATTGCCTGCGTTAATGTTTGGCACAGTGAAGGAGACTGTTGTGAAGTTTCCAGCCGCGGGTGTTGTAGCACCGATCACTGTGTTGTCCACGGTCCCTTGATCCATGTCTATTTTTGAAATCTGTACAGACCCTGTGCCATTGCCCGACAATACGAAATCGTCATTGGACTTGGTTACCTTGATCACGTTGTCGGTAAGGTTAATGCTTGAATCTATCGTCAAGTTAGAAACATTAACGACACCCGTCCCCCCAGGTGAAAGGTTCAAGTCTGCATTTGAACTGGTTGAAATAATGTTGTCATTAAAAGTGAGATTGTCTACCGTTGTGGAGCCCGCGAAAGATGTTGCTCCTGACACAGTTGTTACACTGCCCAGCGTTGACAGACCACTGACGTCTAATGTTCCTGTTGTGGTCAGGTTGTCATTGCCAAAACTTATAGCACCTGTTGTGTCAGTGATGGCGCCACTGCCCGCAGTCATTGTGCTACCGATGGCTATGTTTCCGGAAGTTGTGAGATTCTCATTTCCAAAATCTATGGCACCTGATGAATCTGTTATTGATCCATTGGCCAGTGTTAAATTACCTATAGTGGAACCTGTTGCCCTGGCAATTGTGCCTGTCGTGGTAACGTTCTCGTTTCCAAAACTGATTGCTCCTGATGAATCTGTTATTGATCCATTGCCCACAGTCAGTGTGCTGTTGATCGCAATGGATGTTGCCGTCGTTGTTAGATTTTCATTGCCAAAACTTATGGCGCCTGATGAATCGGTTATTGATCCATTTGCCAGTGTTAGGTTTCCTATGGTTGACCCAGTTGCTCTTGCAATAGTGCCTGTTGTTGTTACGTTCTCGTTGCCAAAACTTATGGCTCCTGATCCATCTGTGATCGATCCATTGGACACGATTAGTGTGCCACTCTGGAATGACGTTCCTGTTGTTGTTAGGTTCTCGTTGTCGAAAGTTATTGCCCCTGATGAGTCTGTGATCGATCCATTGGCAAGTGTCAGGTTGCCAAAAGTGGAACCAGATCCCGCTGATATTGTTCCTGTGGTCGAAAGGTTCTCGTTTCCAAATGCTATAGAGCCAGAGGAATCTGTTATGGAGCCATCCGCGAATGTGATATTGCCAATTGCCGATCCGGTCTCCGCTGACAGGGTTCCCGTGGTTGTGAGGTTCTCATCGCCGAAACTGATCGCCCCTGATGAGTTGGCGATCGAACCATTTGACAAGGTGAAATCTGCGATCAACATGCCGGATGCAAATGTCTGTGCACCACTGAATGTGAAACCATCATTGATTGAGAAGTCTCCATCGACCACCAAGTTCTCGTTGATGTTCACGCTTGATGAATCTGATGAACTGATGGTTGTCCCACCGAAACCGATTCCCTCGATGACCAACCTGCCGGCACCATTTGCCCGTAAATGTAGATCCTCGTTTGACCTTGTGCCTTCGATGTTGTTGTCATTGAGCGTGATGGCTGGAAAAACAATGTTTCCAGTGCCAGATGGTTTGAATACTATGTCCGCGTTGGACTGTGTTGTGCTGATTTCATTCTGGATAATACCCAGTGATGACTTGGCGAATGGCCTCTCATACAACTCAGTGAAATTTGCGTTGATCTTGACACCCGCACGTCTTATGGTATCACCCGTACCATCATCGGCCAAAGCGCCTAAATTTATCAATTCCTGTGCCATATCGACTAATATTTAGTGTATTTTAGGTATATGCATCTAACGGCTATTAGCCTGTGCTTACTCTAAGATCGTTACCGCTTCGGAACAACTGACCTGCAACATTTGGGTTACTTGTAGGTAGATTGGCCATTAGGATCTTAATAGGTATCATTTCAACTGCGCCTGTACCTGTTGCATCAAGTTGCAGGTTGTCATTGGATCTGTTCGCTGTGATAACATTATCGGATATCGTTATGGCATCCAAAACAATATTACCTGTTCCGTTTGCGGTTAGTGTGATGTCTGAATTGGTCGTAATTGGTGAAATTGTAGTGTTATTGATCTGTAGTTGATCTACTTCAATTATACCTGTTCCATTCGCTTGGAGTTTTAGGTCACCATTTGTCACAGTAGTTGTAATAGTTCCAGTTGATCCATCACCTACCAATTGGTATACTTCTTCAAAATTACTGTTGATCTTGGCCATTGCTGTTCGCAATGAATCACCTGTGGCCGGATTTCCCAGTACTCCTGTGTCGATGTTAAGTTTAGTCATAATCTTGTAATCGTATTTATTAAATAATAATATGTTCATTGAAACCCTAAAAACCATGAAGTTGTACAAGAGGGAGAGCAAACTAGGCACCATGCACAACTACCACAGGAAAAACCTGATCTACGTGTTCAAATGCGATGCCTGTACGGAGACATTCATGAGGCCAAAAAGCAAGGTAGATCCAGAACGTGCATCTAATGACTACAAGCACGTGTGCAACAACTGTGATTCCAAGAAGTTCGCCCAGTCAGTGGGTGTCAAGATGCGTAAGGTGTATCAGTTGGACGCCAGCAGTACCAAGACCCTATAACTGTTTCCATCGGATGTCGTCACGTGATCCTGTTATCCATCTCTGCAGATCCGCGTAGATGCCACACTTTATATTTGGTTGATCGAAGTACCAACGCAGGAACGGATTGCCCTCCAGGTACTCCTTCCTGTTGATGAAATGGAAGTTGGTGTTGGGAAATTTTCTAAATGTCTGCCGGAGTTGATACATCCATTCATATTTGAGATATGCCTTCATACTGGCCCTGTCCGGATAGTTTATGCTGTTCTTGTAGATGTTGTTCTGCAGTCTGCTCGGGGTCTCCATCTCCCACTGTTGGGCACCCATGATGTCGAAAGCCATTATAACTATGTTTTTTATGCCAGACTCGGCGGCCATCAACACTGCACTGCAACCGGAACCTCTCGCTTTGGAGAAGTCATTGGTCTTGATCTTGCCACCTTTCTTGACGTCCCCTCCACGCCATACCCTATAA